TAATAATAGATTGTATATTGGAATGGATTGGCAAAATGATGTCGCTGCTGGTGAATACATAATTATAGAATGCTACAGAAAATTAGACCCAACAACTTATGCAGATATCTTTGACGATATGTTTTTAAAAAGATATACCACTGCTTTAATCAAGCAACAATGGGGTGCTAATTTATCAAAATTTCAAGGTGTAACCATGTTGGGTGGAGTTTCTATGAATGGTGCTGAGATTTATTCTCAAGCGTTATCTGAAAAACAAAAACTAGAAGAAGAGATTAGATCCACATTCGAAGCACCTATTAGTTATATGATAGGATAATCAATGCCAACTAATGTCTATTTTGACCACGGTAATACAAACGAACAGCGTCTTTATGAAGATTTAATCATAGAGCAGTTATCTATTTACGGTCAAGATGTTTATTATTTACCAAGAACTCTAGTAAATGAAGATACTATATTAGGAGAAGATAGTACTTCTAAGTTTACTTCAGCGTATGCTATAGAAATGTATGTTGAAAATGCAGATGGTTTTGAAGGCGAACAAGAAATTATAAGAAAGTTTGGTGTAGAATTAAGAGATGATGTTTCTCTTGTAGTTTCTAAAACGAGATGGAAAAAAGTTTTAGAAGCGGAAAATAATTTAATTGAAACAACCAGACCTAACGAAGGCGATCTAATATGGTTTCCTATTGTAAATGCTTTCTTTGAGATACAATTCGTAGAACACGAACAACCTTTTTATCAAGTACAAAATGTTCCTGTTTACAAATTAAAGTGTACTAAGTGGGAATACTCTTCGGAAGAAATTTCTACTGGTCTTTATGATATTGACCAAACTGAAGAAGCGCTATCAACGAATATGTTGAATTATCAAATTAGTGTTGAGAGTGGAATAGATATATCTGGTTCAATTATGATGGAGTCTGATATAGGTGATAAGAGTTTCATATTATTAGAGGATGCACCTTCTGAACTTTCTACTGTACAAGCGACAGATCAATCGCATAAATTTGAAGTAGCGTCTGGTGTGACCACTACTGGTGATAGTACAGACGATATACTAGACTTCAGCGAAAGAAACCCATTTGGTGAAAGTGATTTTCATTTTGGAAAGGATTTTTAAATGTTCGGTCAATATTTTTATCACAAACATATACGAAATACTATTATTGCTTTCGGTACAATATTCAATACAATTGGTGTAAGAAGATACGACTCTAGTGGTAATGCTGTATCAAGTTTAAGGGTGCCATTAATGTATGCACCAAGAGAAAAGTTTTTAGCCAGATTACAACAACAATCTGAATTAGGATCTGGCGATGAAGAAAAAGTTGCAATCACTCTACCTCGATTGTCTTTTGAAATGACTGGGTTCTCTTATGATCCCAGTCGTAAGATTAATAAAATGCAGAAATATAAAACTGCAAAAACTACTGATGACAAAAATGTTTTTAGTCAGTATGCTCCTGTGCCATATAATGTAAATATAAATTTGTATAGTTTCTGTTCTAATTCAGATGACTCTTTGCAAATACTAGAACAGATACTTCCATACTTTCAACCTGATTATACAGTAACCTTCATAGAAGATAAAACTATGGATATAAAAAGAGATATACCTTTTATATTAAATGGCGTTGACTATGAAGATACTTATGATGGTGACTTTACAAGCAATAGAAGAATAATTTATACACTATCATTTACTGCAAAAATTTATCTATACGGTCCTATATCTAAAGGCGCTGTAATTAGAAAAGTATCAGCTGATTTATATGATAAGATGAATACCGAAGGTCCTTTTCGTAGAGAAAGGGTTACGGTAACACCTAATCCTACAAGTGCTGATTATGATGATGATTACACTTATACTGAAACACTTGAATTCTTTGAAGATGATAAAAATTATGATGAAACCTCAGGAACAGACAAATAGTTTTCTCACTAGACGAAGAGTAAATTTAGATATTGGATTTAGATGTACTCTTGAGTGTCCTATGTGTGCTAGACAACAAGACTTCAAAGGTATCAGACCTATTCCCGGCAAAGATTTAACTATCGAAGAATATCAAAAAATTATTGACTTCTTTCCAGAGGTTACAATGTGTGGTCAAATTTCTGACCCAATATTTAATCCTAATTTTCCAACTTTTATAAAGATGTCTGCTGAGGCAGGTACTGATTTAAAAGTTAACACAGCTGCCTCGCAAAGAAAAGAAAAATGGTACAATGATGTATTTGATAGTTTTGGTAAAGGGGGTTGGGTTTTTGGTATAGATGGGTTGCCTGAAGAGAGTCATAAGTATAGAATTAATCAAGACGGTGTACACTTATTTAATATGATGAAACTATGTGCGAGTAAAGGTATTCAAGCACGCTGGCAATATATCGTGTTTAGATATAATGAAAATCACATAGACGAAGCAAGATCAATGGCAAAAGATATAGGTGTACAATTTGAAGTAAACTTATCTTCTAGGTTTAATGGACCTGATGATCCTTATAGACCTCTTAATCCTAAATACTGGATAGATAGAAATAAATTTGCTAAACACGGAGAATTAAATGTGGAATCCTAAGTGTATAACAAAAGACCCTGAAGAACAAGATTACGGATTCACACCTCTCACGAAACATATACTACCATGTTGTTGGGCAGATAAACCTGAATTTAGAGATCACTTTTGGGGTAAACAACTTATGATAGATGAGTTAAGTATGGAAAATGTTGGAAGTGTGGAGGATATTATTTTATCAGATGAGTGGTTAGATTTTGTAGATATGTTAAATAATAGACCTGAAGAAGCGCCTAAAACTTGTTGGAAACATTGTGGCAAAGGTGATAGAGTTCATAGAATAAAGATACGAGAAAAATGAAAAAAGATATATCATATTGGCACCCATTATGTATTGCAGAACCTGAAGGTAAATTTGTAGGTCATAATGCAAGTGGTCATTTATTACCTTGTTGTTGGTGTGAAAATACAGGCGATCCTGACTTTGATCCTTTATTACAAGATCATTTAAAAATAGAAAATGTTGATGGTGTAGATGAAATATTATTATCGGATGAGTGGTTGGAATTCACTAGAATACTAGTAGAAGAACCACTAAAGGCACCTAGAACTTGTTGGAAGTATTGTGGCAAAGGTAAAGGGTTTAAAATTAAGAGCCAGGAACTATATAAATAGTAGTATGAGTAAAATAGATGATAAACTAAATGAAATTTTAGAAGTAACCGCTGAGCAAATTCTAGCACCAGCGCCCATAAAAAAACAAGAGATCGCTGTAATGCCAGAATCAAATGATCCTCAAGATGACTTTGAACACGGCAGAGCAAACCTTTACAAGTTAATTGAAAAGGGTAATGAAGCAGTAGATGGTATCTTATCACTTGCAAAAGAAAGTGAACACCCTAGAACATATGAGGTTGCCGGTCAGTTAATTCAAACAGTAAGTCAAGTGTCTCAAGATTTACTAAGACTACAACAAGGTCTTAGAAGATTAAAAGAAGTACCTGACACTGGTCCTAAGAATGTGACCAATGCATTATACATTGGTTCTACAAATGAATTACAAAAACTTCTAAAGAAAAACAGTAAAGATGGAAAATCTTAAATCAAAAGAACAGTATCTTGGTAATCCTAATTTAAAGAAAGCATTTACTACTTCAGAATTTACTGAAGAGCAGATTGTTGAATTACAGAAATGTATCAACGATCCTAAATACTTTATTCTTAACTTCATAAACATTGTAACCATTGACAAAGGACTTGTACCGTTTAAAATGTATAAGTTTCAAGAGAAGATGGTAGATACTTTTCACAAAAATAGATTTACAATTTGCAAACTACCAAGACAGTCTGGTAAATCAACAATCATTATTGCATATCTATTACATTATGTTCTATTTAATGAAAATAAAAATGTTGCTATTCTTGCCAACAAATCATCTACTGCTCGTGATCTATTAGGTCGTTTACAACTTGCATATGAACATCTACCTAAATGGATGCAACAAGGCGTAATGAATTGGAACAAAGGTTCTTTAGAATTAGAAAATGGTTCTAAGATTGTTGCGGCTGCAACATCATCATCTGCTATTCGTGGTGGTTCTTTTAATATAATATTCTTAGATGAGTTCGCATATATTCCTAACAATATTGCTGACGAATTTTTTAGTTCAGTTTATCCTACAATTTCTTCTGGTAAGTCATCAAAGATTATGATGGTTTCTACACCACACGGAATGAATATGTTTTACAAAATATGGACTGACGCTGTAAACAAAAACAATACATACATTCCTATTGAAGTATCTTGGCGAGAAGTACCTGGTCGAGATGAAAAATGGAAAGAAGAGACAATTAAGAATACAAGTGAACAACAATTTCAAACCGAGTTTGAATGTGAATTCTTAGGTTCAGTTAATACTCTTATCAATGCTACGAAGTTAAAATCACTGGCCCATGTAGACCCACAACGAAGTAATGATATTGATGTATTTGAAATGCCTCAAAAAAATCATACTTACGCTTGTACGGTTGATGTATCTAGAGGTACTAACAATGACTATTCTGCTTTTGTTATATTTGATGTATCACAAATGCCTTATAAAGTGGTTGCGAAATATAGAAGTAATGAAATTAAACCTGTTGTCTTTCCCAATATCATAGATACAATCTGTCGAAAATATAATTATGCATATGTACTGATTGAAACAAATGATTTAGGTCAACAAGTAGCAGACGCTATGCAATTTGAATGTGAGTATGATAATATGTTAATGTGTACTCAAAAAGGTCGATCAGGACAAATATTAGGTGGCGGATTTAGTGGTAGGGGTTCTTCTCTAGGTCTTAGAATGACTAAGGCGGCAAAAAGAGTAGGATGTTCTAATCTAAAATCACTTCTAGAAGGTGATAAACTGTTAGTACAAGACTTCGATACGATTGCTGAACTATCAACTTTTATATCTAGAGGTAAATCTTGGGAAGCGGAAGATGGTTGTAATGACGATTTAGTTATGTGTCTAGTTATATTCTCTTGGTTAGCGAATCAGGCATACTTTAAAGAATTAACTGATAATGATATGCGTAATGCTCTGTTCGCTGAGCAACAAAATGCTCTAGAACAAGATATGGCACCGTTTGGATTTATGGATGATGGTATAAACGAACACGAACCAGAAGTAGATGAGTATGGAGATATATGGTCTCCAGTAGATGTGGTCAGATAGTCTAGTTTTTGATACTTATAAATATTGATAGGGTTGACAAAAAGTAAGGGTTATTAAAACAATTTAAAAGGAAAACACTATGGCATTTCAATTATCACCAGGTGTACTCGTAAAAGAAACAGACTTAACAAATATTATACCTGCTGTCGCAACAAGTATCGGCGGAATGGTTATAGTATCTGAAAAGGGTCCTATTGATGAAATCACACAGATTTCTTCAGAAAAAGAACTAGTAGATGTATTCGGCAAACCCGATGGAAATACTTTTGAGTATTTTTTCACTGCTGCTAACTTTTTACAGTACGCTAACACATTAAAGGTGGTTCGTGCAAATACAGGCAATCTTAACGCTTGTGTTTCAGGTTCTGCTGTGCAAATTAAAAGCACAACACACTATCAAGATAACTATGCAAGTGGTCAAGCCAATGTAGGTTTATGGGCAGCAAGAACTGCAGGAACACACGGAAACAATTTACAAGTTTCTATGTGTACTAATGCAAACGCTTATGCTTCTACCGCAACTTCTCTAGTAAATTCAGGATCAGGTCTCGCTGTCGGCGCTACTGTGGTTGCTGTTGATACTGGTTCAGAATTTGTTGTTGGCGACTTAATAGAATTCGGAGACGCTTCTGGAGCATTCACTTCAGCACCATCTGGCGAATACTATGAGATCACTGCTATTAGTTCAAACAATTTAACTATTAAGAGAAACACCCAAGGTGGTGGCACAGGATTAAAACAAGCTGTTGTTGACAACGCTGTTATTAAGAGATACTGGAAATATTTTGACCAGTTTAACTCTGCACCTGGAACTACTACTGATGTTTCAAATAATGGTGGATCAAATGACGAATTACATATAATCGTAATAGATGAAGATGGCGGTATCTCTGGTGCTGCTGGAACAATTTTAGAATCTTATGAAGGTTTATCTCAAGCGTCTGACGCTAAGACTGCTTCAGGAGCGACTAACTTTTACGCTGATGTAATTTACAATCAATCAGATTTCATTTACTGGATGGATCACGACACTTCACTTGCAAATGCAGGTGCTGCCAAACAATCACAAGCATTCGATAATGCTGGTTCAAGTGCTACAGCACTTTTCACTAGTTCATTATCAAGTGGTACAGATGATAACGCACCAACAAACGGTGAGTTAGCACTTGCTTATGACTTGTTTAAAGATGGTGAAACAGTAGATGTAAATTTACTACTAACTGGACCTTCGAATACTGGTTCTGACGCTACTGGTGTTACCAAAGCGACTGCTGTAATTGATGTTGCAGAATCTCGTAAAGATGTTGTCGCATTTATTTCACCTGCTCGTGCTGATGTTGTGAGTATTCAAGACGCTATTGAACAGACTGCTAAAGTTAAAGAATTTGCTGACGCTCTTTCTTCTTCTTCATACGCTGTTTTAGATAGTGGTTACAAATATATGTATGATAAGTACAATGATGTATATAGATTCGTTCCTCTGAACGGAGATATTGCTGGACTTTGTGCTCGTACAGATAATGTAGCGGACGCTTGGTTCTCACCTGCTGGTCTAAATAGAGGTCAAATTAGAGGTTCTGTTAAACTTGCTTATAGTCCTAACAAATCTCAAAGAGACACTTTATATCGTGCAAGAATAAATCCTGTCGCAACAT